CAAAAGTCTTGTGAATGATATAGCCTATATAAGAGGACTAAAATGTCTATAAATAATAAAGAAGTAGAACACTTACCCGTCACTGTAGTTCAACTTATTGAGACACTTGAGGCTATCTTCCCGGAAGAATCTGCTCGTTTAGAGTGGTCAGACAGAGAAGTTTGGTATAAAGCTGGGCAAAGGTCTGTCGTAAATTGGTTGTTAGAGTTGAAAAGACGGGATGAAAACCCTAACACTGAGGAAGAATAATTATGTGTAGTGTACCCCTAGTCTTGGCTACTGTTGGTACTGCCTTAGTCTCTAAGAAAATATCAGACGATGCGGCTAAGAAACAGGAAAAACAGTACAAGGCACAATTAGAGGCTTCTAATAAAGCGGCGGCTGAAGCTAACAAAAAGTTCGCTGACCAAATGGAAGCCGAAGAGCAGAACCCGTTGCTCATCAACAAGACTGATACAGCTTCAGCAACTGGCATTGAGAAACTAAAAGTTAAAGGTGCAAGTTCAGGTTACCAATCCCTAGGTATGGGTGGTAGCCAAGGTGTTGGTGTCAACATAGCAACATAAGGTAAATCGGTATGCACGAGAATACTTCCTGCGCCAAGCGTTATTATAAACTTGCGGCTGACAGGGAGATTTACCTTGACCGGGCAAGAGAGTGTTCGGAGTTAACTCTCCCTGCCCTTATTACGCCGGAAGGCTTTAGTTCTGCAACAGACCTATATCAGCCCTTCCAAAGTATTGGTGCAAGAGGGGTCAATAATCTGGCCTCTAAGCTAATGCTTCTCCTTTTTCCACCTAACTCCCCCTTCTTCCGTCTGGCGATGGACACAAAAACCAAAGCCGAATTGGATGGTGAAGGGGAACTTAGGGCAGAAATCGAACAGGGACTTGCTGGTATTGAACGGGAAGTCATGGGAGAAATTGAATCCCGTGCCCTGAGAGTTCATGTATTTGAGGCTCTCAAGCACCTGATTGTTTCTGGTAATGTACTTATTCATCTCCCCAAAAAAGGTGGACTCAGAGTTTTTCCTCTGTCCAGCTATGTCACCAAGCGTGACCCACAGGGGGAGTTACTTGAGGTAATCCTAGAGGAAAAGGTGTCCCCACGGGCACTGCCTGAAGGCATCGACAATATTGATTACACGGGCGATGAAGACCTCAAGATTTACACAAAAATCTATAGAGAAAACTCCGACTATTATTATGTCTACCAAGAAGTCGAGGGACAGGTTGTCCCCGGCTCTGATGGTAGATACCGTAAAGACCTGATGCCGTGGATTGCATTACGCATGGTGCATCTTGACGGAGAAAACTACGGACGCTCTTTCGTGGAAGAGTATCTGGGTGACCTCAAGTCTCTTGAAGGCTTGATGGAAGCGTTGGTGAGTTCTGCCGCCGCCAGCGCAAAGCTAGTGTTCATGGTGAGGCCAAACGCTAGTGTACGGAGAACTGACCTTGCTCGTTCCAAGAACGGTGATGTCATTCTGGGTGACCCCAACGATGTCCGTGTGTTGCAAACCGAAAAGTATCCCGATATGCGTGTTGTACTCGAAACGGTACAGCGCATCGAAGACCGACTTTCATATGCGTTTCTTTTGAATACAGCCATCCAGCGCAATGCTGAACGAGTTACGGCTGAAGAGATTCGCTTTATGGCACAGGAACTTGAGTCTGCCCTTGGTGGTGTTTACTCAATCCTGTCACAAGAGATGCAGTTACCTGTTGTCAAGATACTAATGGACAGCATGAGTGCATCTAAGAAAATTCCTAAGTTACCAAAAGGAACAGTTACCCCTGTTATTGTTACAGGTGTAGAGGCATTGGGACGAGGGAATGACCTCAACAAACTTAGAGCGTACCTTGGTGACCTTGTTCAACTTGCCAATGTAAGCCCTGAGACTATATCAAGAGTAAACTTTGGTGACCTTGTAGCAAGACTAGCGACAGGGCATGGGATTGATACGATTGGTCTGATGAAGACTGAAGAACAACTACAGTCTGAACTAGAGGCACAAGCCCAACAGCAACAGCAAATGATGGTTGCTCAGACAATCCAAGAGTCTGCACCGGGGGTACTCAAAGAAGCTGTCAAACAGCAAGGATTACAATGACCACACCCAAAATGACTTTGAAGAACGATAACCAAACAGATACTAAGGCTAAGAAAGAACCTGAGTATCCTAAATGGCCGGGACGAGACAAAGCTGAACTTGGTGTTAAATACATTAACCCTAGAGGCAATCTTATCCAACTAGGGGAATCTAAATAATGGCTGAAACTCAAACCGTACAGGTGGAAGGAAATGTTACAGGGGCTGACGCACCAACTCCAGAAGTTGTGGATGACCGCCCTGAATGGCTACCAGAAAAGTTTAAGTCTGGCGAAGACATGGCTAAAGCATACGGTGAATTGGAAAAACAATTTACTCAGAGCCGCCAGCAATCTTCTCAAGAGACTTCTGACCAATCTGATACAGACTCTTCAGGCGATGCACGACAAGCTGTAGAAAACGCAGGGTTAGATTTTGATGCTCTGCAAAATGAATTTGCTGAATCTGGTGAACTTTCCGAAAACACCTACAAAGACCTAGAGGCACGGGGCATTCCACGAGATATGGTGGACTCGTACATCGAAGGTCAGCAATCTCTGGCAACCCGTTATCAGGGTGAATTATATCAGTATGCCGGGGGTGAAGATAACTATAATGAAATGTCAGAATGGGCAACTGAAAATATGTCTGATGACGAAATAGATGCCTACAACGATGCCATTTCATCTGGTAACCCGTCACAAGCACGACTTGCTATTGACGGACTTGTAGCCCGTTACCGTAATGACGGTGGGGCACAGCCTACTCTTGTAGGGGGACGAGCCTCTTCAACAGTAGAATCCTACGAAAGTTGGGCACAGGTTACGGCTGATATGGCTAAACCACAGTACGCAAAAGACCCAGCCTTCCGACAGACTGTGCAAAATAAACTGGCACGGAGCAATCCTAGATAACTTAACCAGCCTACTCAGGCTGTTAGACCAAGTTATTACTCTATCCTAGTAAACAGTTTGGCTCTCTGCGGAGAACACCCTTTCTGGCAAGTAGTGATTAGCAGAATAACAACCAACTTTTAATTTTAACAATCGAGGAAAACATTATGGCTAATGCTAATGTATCCGAAATTGGTAAGGTGAATAATGCTGGTACTGCTGATGCCCTCTTTCTGAAGGTGTTTGCAGGAGAAGTCCTTACCAGTTTTGAACAAGCAACTGTGACTGCCGACAAGCACATGATTCGTACCATTGCTAACGGTAAGTCTGCACAGTTCCCTGTGATGGGTCGCAGTTCTGCAACCTACCACACTCCGGGCAATGAAATCACTGGCACTGACATCAACCACAACGAGAAGGTCATCACAATCAATGACCTGTTGCTGGCAAGCCACTTCATTGCAAATATTGATGAAGCTAAGAACCACTACGATGTGCGTTCAGTCTACTCGCAAGAGATGGGACGGGCACTTGCTTTCCAAATGGACAAGCATGTTCTTCAGACTATGGTGCAAGCCGCCGCCGCTTCCGCTAATGTGGGCGACACTGGCTACGCCGCTGGTACTGTCATCACAAGCGCAAACTCAGGTACACAAGCCTCTGCGCTTATCACGGCTCTGTTTGATGCCGCTGAAGCACTTGATGACGCCTATGTGCCATCTGAAGGCCGCTACGCTTTCTTGAAGCCAGAGCAGTATTATCTGCTTGCTAACGCTTCAAACGCAATCAATGTGGATTTCTCAGGCCGTGGCTCAATCGCTGACGGTTCTGTTCCACAACTTGCTGGCATCAACCTCATCAAGACTCCACATCTGCCTACATCTAATGTTACAGGTACAGGCGTGGATGCTGGTGGCGCAAGCGCACGGCAAGCGGTTGACGCTTCTAACACGACTGCCATCGTTGCACACACCTCTTCTGTAGGTACTGTGAAGCTGATGGACTTGGCTGTTGAGTCAGAATATGACATTCGCCGCCAAGGTACTCTGATGGTTGCTAAGTACGCAATGGGACATGGTGTCCTGCGTCCTGAAGCCGCTGTACAGATTCAGACTGCTT